AAAGTCTACCCTTCTAAAGCGCGTTAACGCGGGTCGATTTGATGCCGTGCCAGCGGAGCTGATGAAGTGGACAAGAGGCGGTGGAAAGGTGCTGCCGGGGCTTGTGCGACGCCGCCGCGCTGAGTGCGAAATGTGGCGGTCTCTGGATGCGCCCGCTGACGAGGAAGAGGGGCGCGTATCTCCTGATACGCCGGAGGCCAGCAAAAAGATCACTAAATCCAAGGAGGCTAACGCTGCCATTGTTGCAGGCGGCACAGGCGCGGTTGCCGCCATTCAGGAGGTTATTCCGACTCTCCAGCAGGCTAACGGCGTTATTTCTGGGCTTTCAGAGGCTCTCGGTAAGCCAGCGGTGATTGCGTTCATTGTCATTGCCGTTGCCGCCGCTGGCATCTGGTATTGGCGCAAGCAGCGTCTGGATGAGGAGGCTTCGTGATGACTACTGCTATAGCAATGTCTCTTGGCGAGGCGATAGGTATATCGCTAACCCTTTGCGTTATTGCTCTGTTGATCTGGAGCAAATGATGCTAATGAACTGGTTTGTAAGCCCAATTATGCGTTGGGCTGCGGCAATCTTTGGGCTTTTGGGCGCTGTTGCCGTGATCTACGGCCGCGGTAAACGTGCCGCAAGAAAGAAGATTGAGGCAGAAAACAATGCTGACATACTCAAAAGGACGCAGGACGCTATTTCTGCTGGCGATGCTGTCAGCCGTGATCCCAGCCGGTTGCGCGAAAATGACGGGCATCGCCGCGACTAATTCGGCTGTTTGTGACGTCTGGAAGCCAATTACATGGTCAAAAAAAGACACAGATCAGACTATTGTTGAGGTTAAGGTCAGCAACGCTCGCCGTCAGGGGTGGTGCAAAAGCGGCAAATGAATGATATTATTAGCCGTTAGCGGAGAATTTTATGACCACCGGCCTGACCTACTCGACCTACAAAACCCAAGTTGCGACAATGGCCGTCGTCGAGGAGACGAACGCCGAGTTTCTGATTATCCTGCCGCAAGCAATTACATACGCTGAAAACAGAATTTATCGCGATCTGGATCTGCTGCAGACGTCGACCTCGGTCACTGGATACCAGTTGGCGAACGGAACACGCACGATTACTGTCCCTGCGGGTACTTTGGTTGTATCTGAGCAGATCAACGTTATCACGCCCGCGGGAACGTCGGATCCGGACGCTGGGACGAGGAACGCCCTCCTACCAGCAACGAAGGAATTTCTGGACAGTGTTTATGGCTCGTCTTCCGCTACGGGATTGCCAAAGTATTTTGCACCCTTCAACGACAATCTTTTCTATGTCGGCCCCTTCTCTGACGACACTTACTATGTTGAGATTGTAGGAAAGCAGCGCCCGGCCAGTCTCTCTGTAAGCAACACGACGACATTCATTTCGGACTATCTCCCAGACCTCTTCGTTATGGCCAGCATGGTCTATATATCTGCCTATCAACGGAACTTTGGTCGACAATCTGATGACCCTGCTATGGCCCAGAGCTATGAAAGTCAGTATCAGGCACTTCTAAAGGGCGCTCTTGCCGAAGAATTTAGGAAAAAATTTGAGGCGGCCGCGTGGTCATCCCAATCCCCATCCCCTACTGCTACTCCAACGAGGTAATGAATGCCGCATTCTGCATTCAAAATATTGCCGGGGGTAGATCAAAATAAAACCCCGGCATTAAATGAGGCGGCCGTCTCAGAAAGCCAGTTAATTCGTTTTATTCCGGACAGAACACTTGGCGGTCTGATTCAAAAACTGGGCGGCTGGAGTAAATATTTTGGCAACACAATGGGTTCTATAGTCCGCTGCCTATGGGCTTGGGAAGACACTAATGCCAATTCTTATCTTGGTGTTGGGTCAGAGGGGGATGCTCTTTCTGCTTCTACCGGCGCTCTCCAAGTTATTGAGAGCGGTACGGCGACAGACATTACGCCCCAGCAAACCACTGTTGATATTGCCGTTAGTTTTTCTACGACCGCGGGAAGCAACGAAGTTACCATAACCGATACCGGCAGGAACGCCGACAACTACGACGCGATATACATAAAAACTCCGGTAAGTGTTGGCGGACTTGTTCTTTTTGGGCAATACAGAGTGTATAATCCGGGGGGAGCAGCTAACACTTACCGCATATACGCTACAGACGCCTTAAATGAGCCAGCCTTAGCCACGTCTACCGTAGCTAATGGCGGAGCTGTCCCCGAGTTTGATACAACAAACGGAAGCACGTTTGTATCGATAACTCTTGCTGATCATGGCTATTCCATAGGCTCTACTTTTCCTGTTCTTGTTGCCTCTACCGTTGGCGGAATAACTCTCACTGGAAATTATATTGTTACCGAAATAACGTCTTCTGACGTATTTGTCATATCTGGTACATCAGAAGCAACTTCTACAGCGAACGCTTTTATGAATAGCGGTAATCTTTACGCTATTTTTTACAACGGAATTGGACCTATTCCTGCGGGGACAGGGTACGGCATCGGGGGGTATGGGCTTGGGGGGTATGGTACCGGCACGTCGCCTACCGCAGGTACCGGTACGCCGATAACTGCTACTGATTGGACCTTGGATAATTGGGGAGAAAACCTCATCTCGTGCCCACTTAATGGGCCGATCTACAATTGGTCCCCTACCGCCGGAGACCCCGTTGCCGTTGTCATCCCCGGAGCACCTCCAGTCAATGACGGCATTTTTGTTGCCATGCCGCAAAGACAAATCATTGCGTGGGGCTCAACTTTCACGGGGGTTAAGGACCCCCTGCTAGTCCGTTGGTGCGACGTAAACGATTATGATGTTTGGACAGCCTTAATAACTAATCAGGCTGGCTCATACCGCATTCCAAAAGGCTCGCGCATCGTTCAATGCATTCAAGGTCCCCAACAAAGTCTCATATGGACAGACATTGGTGTGTGGGCCATGCAATATGTTGGGCCACCATATGTTTATCAATTCAACGAGCTTGGTAGCGGATGCGGGCTTATAGGTCGCAAGGCGGCGACATCTATTGGTGGTGTTGTATATTGGATGGGTCCAAGTCAATTTTATAGACTTTCTGGTGGGGGAGTTGAACCTATCCCTTGCCCAGTATGGGACGTTATTTTCCAAGATTTAGATACCGATAATTTAGATAAAATAAGAGTTGCCCCAAACAGTAGGTTTGGCGAAATTGCTTGGTATTTTCCAACTTTATCTAATGGGGGCGAAAACGAAGGGTATGTAAAATACAATGTAATACTTAACCAATGGGATTACGGATTTAATACAGACGAAAATCCATATGTAGCCCGTTCTGCTTGGATTAACGAGAGTGTTCTTGGTCCCCCAATAGGTTCCGGGCTTGATCAGTATCTTTATCAGCATGAGACATCAACTGACGCGGATACGCGCCCAATGACGTCTTCTTTTCAGACCGGTTACTTTGCCATGACTGATGCGGACGTTAAAATGTTTGTTGATCAAATATGGCCGGATATGAAGTGGGGATATTACAACGGTTCTCAAGGAGCAAACGTAAAAATAACTTTTTATACGGCCGATTATCCCGGAGATACCCCCATTACTCACGGCCCGTACGTAATGACTAACTCGACAAAGTTTATAACTCCAAGAATACGAGGGAGGCTCGTTTCTATTAAGGTTGAGAGTAGCGACATTGGGTCGTTTTGGCGGCTTGGTAATATACGCTATCGTTCGCAGATTGACGGGAAATACTAATGGCCGCGTCTCTTGATGACATTCTAACAACACAAAAGAACGGCGTTATTGCGATCAATAACATCGGTATTGCGGCGACCGGTCTGTGGAACTATTCGCGGGGAACCCCTTTGAGTTCTGGGGCCGCAACGACGGCGTCTTTTGCGAACCTATACACTGTGCCGACAGGTAAACAAGTCGCTATCGTAGACATGGAAATATGCAATACCGGCTCTTCGCCAGCCACATTCAGCATTTGCCTCGTGCCGCAGGGCGAGGCAGCCGACGCGAGCACTGCTGTTTTTTATGACGCACCAATACCGGGGAACACAACGGTTCAATGGACCGGACAACAAGTCCTGCTGGCTGGCGGGAGTGTCCAATCCAAGGCATCCACGACCGCCGTTTCAATTAAAATTGGTGGGGGGCCGGGCCAATGACCATTACAGTTTATCCTCCTTATGGATCAACAATAAACAACGCCATCTATACGCAATTTGGCGGTGGAACGGTAGACGCCTTTGGTCGTTTGCGGGTGTCTAGTCCGTACACTGTTTTTGATGCGCAGTCTCGATTTGAGTCTACAGCTTCTTATAGTTATGTTACAGACACCGGCGGCACTACTGCATACAATACCAATAAGTCATCTGTGAACTTGAATGTAACAACAACGTCTGGCTCTCATGTTCTAGCTCAGACACGCCGCACTTTCCCGTACCAGCCCGGTAAGAGCCTGTTGACGATGCAGACTTTTACCATGAACACGGCTACCACAAACCTGACGCAGCGGGTCGGATATTACAACGGAAATAACGGTGTTTATTTGGAGCAGGGTCCTAACGGCGTAACGTTTGTTATCCGCACTTATACTGGTGGCTCCGTAGACGATACACGCTATGTTGCTCAATCTAATTGGAACGGAGACAAGCTGGATGGAACCGGTCCATCTGGCGTTACACTTGATTTAACAAAGACCCAAATTCTTTGGTTTGATTTTGAGTGGCTTGGGGTTGGTAATGTCCGCTGTGGGTTCGTTATCAATGGCCAGTATGTTATTTGCCATACCTTTGAGAACGCCAATTTCCAGACTGCGGTATATATGCAGACTGCAATTTTGCCGCTTAGGTATGAGATATTTACCACCGGCACGACCGCTGGCGCGGCCACTTTGCAGATGATTTGTTCTACGGTAATTTCTGAGGCTGGATACCAACAAACATCTCAAAGATACATTGCCCGAAGAGACTCAAATGGCATAACGGTAGCCAATAACACTGGTCTTGATTTTACGCCTCTGGTATCAATCCGTGTAAATTCAAGTTATTATGGTGCTGTTGTCTTGCCGGAAGGAATACAATTCTACCCAACAAGCAGCGGTTCAACCGGTTACGAAGTTGTTTTAATAAAGAACGCGACGCTTACCGGGGCAACATGGGGCGGGACAGCCCTGTCTGGTGGGCAAGTGGATGTTGATCTGGCGGCTACGGCAGCTACTGCTACGGCAAATAACATAGTCCAGACCTCATATGCGGCTGATGCCTCGCAGTCTACCTTCAGCACTGACGTTCCGACTGGTTATAATTTCTCCCTCCAGTTAGGATATAACGCTACTCTGACAGGGGAAGGATTTGCCAGCAGTGATACCTATACATTGGCAGCCCGTGGGTTGAATAATAGCCCAGTGGGCGCTGGTACGGGTGCTCTCTCATTCTATAACTTGACGGTGTAAAAATGCCCCTGAAGCGCGGTTCATCTCAAAAAACTATTAGTTCCAACATCTCGGAGATGGTGAAGGCCGGTCATCCTCAGAAGCAGGCTGTTGCCGCGGCGCTTGAAACCGCTCGAAAGGTGCGGGCGACGGGCGGGAAGGCTAAGATGCCGAACGTCAATGATGTACCAAAAGAGCTTCGCGAATTGGCCCCTGCGCCAAAAGGCTTGCCGCACGTTAATTCGCTGAATGTCGACAAGAAGTTTTGGATTGACGAGCCGGAAAAGAAAAAGTCCGGCGGCCCAACAAAAGCGCCCCTGCCGACCGGCGCTCCAGAAAAGCTCCACGTTGGGCCTATTCACAGCCCGGTTGCCGGGCGTACCGATCACCTGCCGATGCACGTCCCGAGCGGCGCTTACGTCATACCCGCCGACATTGTTTCGGCGCTGGGTGAGGGTAACACTATGGCGGGCTTCCGCGCCGTCAAAATAATGTTTAAGGATGCTGGCGGCGCTACAATCACTGACGCTGAACAGGAGGGGGATCCGGTTGCTATTGTCGCCGCTGGCGGCGAATACGTCTTGTCTCCCGAGGAAGTAATGTGGGCCGGTAACGGCGACATGGACCGGGGCCACAAGGCTCTGGATGAGTGGGTAAAGGGCACCCGTTCTGAAACAATCAAGACGCTTCAGAAGCTGCCCGGACCCAAAAAAGATTGAGGAGAGGGTTAATTGGCTGAGAAAAAGGGTGAAAAACGCAATAATCTGGTCGTCCGTGTAGCAACTCCGGACGATCTTGAAGAGATAATGGCTCTGGCAATGGCCGCCTGCGAGGAGAATGGCTTCGTTTTGCCAAGTCAGGAAAAGCTACTGTACGAGATATGGCCAGCATTAAATCGAGACAAGGGTATCATTGGCGTAATTGGCGAGCCGGGGGGCGCCGCGGAAGGGGCAATCCTTTTGAGAATTGGTAACATATGGTATAGTGACCACCAAATTCTCGAAGAACGCGCCGTGTTCATTCATCCTGATTTCAGGGCGGCGAGCGGTGGTAGGGCTAGAAAACTATGTGATTTCGCCAAAAAAGTCTCGGATGAGCTTGGCTTACCCCTAACGATTGGCGTCCTTTCCAATCAAAGGACGGAGGGGAAGGTCAGAATGTACCGAAGAATTTTTGGTGAACCCTCCGGTGCTTTTTTCCTGTATGGGAAAAGAACTGGAGAGTGGAAGCCTGCTGCAGAGTAGAGCTTCCCGCTACCCGGCCAAGGCCGGAAACGGAGAAATGGTATGGGCGGTGGCAAGACGCAAACTACTACACAGCAAGTACAAATACCCCCCGAGGTACTTGCTAGATACAATGCCGTAAACGCCCGTGCCGAAGCTGTCGCAGAACAACCGTTTCAAGCCTACAGTCAGGATCCCAACGCCTTTGTTGCGCCGCTTACCGCCACGCAGCAGGCTGGCATATACAATGTAAATCAGGCCGCTGGAGCTGCACAGCCTTACTATCAGGCTGGCACAAATTTGACTATGGGCGGAGCGCAAAACGTTGGGCCATTAACCCAGCAGCAAATTCAGTATTATCAAAACCCATATACTCAAGCTGTAGCAGACCCAACTATCGCCGCCCTCAGACAGCAGCAGGGTGAACAAACTCAGGGTGCTATAGGAAATGCAATAAAGTCTGGCGCATTTGGTGGTGACCGGGCGGGCATTCAGATGGCTAATTTAGCCCGTCAACAGGGTCTTGGTATGGCTCAGGCCGTCAACCCGATCTACCAGCAAGCGTATCAAAATGCCCTCAATGCGGCCGTAGGTCAGCAAAACGTTGTTGCGCAAGATCTTCAACGCCAGTTGGCTGCAGGACAGCAACTTGGTGGTCTCGGCACTGGCGCACAGCAGGCCGCACTCAGTGGCGCACAAGCGCAATTGGCTGCTGGCACGACCGAACAACAGACGCAGCAGGCTGGCCTGCAGGCACTCTACAATCAATTCCAACAGCAACGTGCCTACCCGTTCCAGCTCGCGCAGTTCCTTGGCAACATCGCTATGGGTACCGGCTCTTTGTCTGGATCCACGACCACGACGACGCAGCCTGCGGGCTTCTTCTCCGACGAACGCTTGAAGGAGAACATGCGGCCGGTGGGTGAGACTAAAGATGGCCAGACCATCTATAGCTTTAATTACAAAGGCGACCCCCGCACACAAATTGGTTTGTCTGCACAGGAAGTTGCCGAAAAGCACCCAGAAGCTGTCAATAAAGCTAAGGTTCCGGGTCTAGGTGGAGCAGAAGCCCTTACGGTGGATTACAAGAAGGCTACTTCTGATGCGGCCGAGAAGGCTGTCGGGGGCGGCTTACAGGGCGAAAGAATTGCCCCGAGACCGCCTATGTCAGCGCCCATGTCTTTGGGCTCGCTGAACCTCACTCCAATTGCTGATCCTTTCCAAACACAACCGCCGGGTGGTTTGGGCGGCGCTGCTCCGGCCATGCTTACCGGTAATATTCCAATCCAGCCGTTTGCGGGTGAAATCAATCGCGCCCCGCCGACGGAAGGCGTGTCCCTCGGCACTCGCGAAGGGTGGCAGGCCGAGCTGGCGTCTCTGTACAATGGGCGTCCGTTTGAGAGCGGTGAGCAGTACGCTAACATGCGTAGGCAGCAA